AAACACCGACTCGGTGAAAACTCCTGTGTGCGCACCTCACGGTCGCAAACTCTCAGAGAGAGGTCTATGTATAAATATATAAACAAGTAAATGAGAGGAAAAGAAATAACTGTCGCGCATCCCTACGCGATAAAAATTCAAATAACAAGAGTGAAGAGTCTCATACTGCCATGTTGGGGATTCCCACGAAAAACAAAAACTGGAAGTCATCTGCATACGCCCTTGCTACCCCACCGAAACCGGAGGGCGAAGAGGCGACGAGCTGACAACGCGGTTGATCAAAACCGGGGTCGTCTCCGACAGCGTTGTACAGACGGTTTGGCGACATACGCCAAGGCCCTTGATACGGGACCTGGACGATCATCGCCGTGGCTGTACCAAAGGCTTCTGACTGCGCCAAGTAACCCTTCGGGTCCGACGTTGGAGCAGGCACATCCGGCACCATGGAGAAAATTTCCGTGGCCATGCCGGGTTTTAGCCACGCATTAATGCGCGACAATTTTTGGGCATCCGATTCGAAAAGGATGCCGTTGTTGAGGGTAAGCTTGACGCGAACCCCACCGCGGAAAAATGCGAAGGGGGAACCGACGTAAGCTTGGTAATCGGTCTCAATGGGATCGCCGGCAACAAGAAATTTGCCTTTGTTTGCCCAAGGGAAGAACGAAAAAACCGGGTTACCATTGAATGGCAAACCGATGTGAACGTACCTCTTGAGCAACTGCGATATGGACGTGATCACCTCGGACGCACTTGACTCAGCAAATGCAATATCCAAGTTTGGATTGGGAGCACCGCCGATTGGATCACAGGAGATACTGCCAGTGTTCACGAGGTCTTCGGCTGGGCCCTGAGTGACAATCGGATCATTGAAAGGCGTGTATCCGGGAACCTTGGGCTGCATGAATTGCATGTCTTGACATGCACGGACGTAGACACTGCAGACGACGGTCGATGAGACAGTCTCAGGTCTATTCAGTACCGTGATTGGATGCACGTAAAAACGCCCAAATGGGATACCCGTATCGATGTAGTCGAGAGGCAGAAGGTAAGGTAAAGTCACACAGATTTCACCGCCCTCTGACAAATCGAAAACAGTCCGATAAAGGTACGCGGATTCGGTGATCGTATTCGACACTGGAGACGGACCCGGGACAAAAGACAACTGGACCTTACCCCTGTGAAGGGCAGTCTTGGCAAACTTGATCTTGACCTCAATACCACCACGGTACGCCGTAAACATACTCGTGAGGTATGCAAGCGGCGTGAGGTAGTTGAGAAGTGCTGACGGCGCGGCAAGGAAGTTCCTCGGGTTTGCATCGAGAGTGTACATCGGGTCAACACCACTGACTGTAGTGGTGTACTCGAACGACTCGAGATATGACCACTGCGTCTTGATGTAGTTGATGGACATCTCGTCTTGGTCCGAGGGTGCTGCATCATCCAACGCTCGCAATTTCGCATCTGCGTCGATGGAGAGTGCGTGGACTGGTTCCTCGCCGTTGAAATTTGCCAGTGTTCCAGTCGGGTTATTGTAAACCCGACTGGTACTGGGTGACGAAGAGGGTTTGGACCATCCGAATGCGCTTGCTGCACCACCAAGGGCGTTGAGCGCCCACGCCGTTGGCCCCGTGTACGCTGAAATCGCAGGAATCCCACTGAGGGACCCAACGGCCTTTGACGCGTTCCGGAAGAAAGAGGAAATGGGTTTACCTTCTTCATCCGACGGGGCAATCCTCTTCTTTGGTCCTTGGGTGATGAACTGGTGGGTCTGTCCGATCAACTCGACATCCTCCATCCAAGCCCACAACCTGCACATGACGTTCTGCACACCATCGGCACCAGTGGCCAAAGGCGACGCTACAGCAACAAAAATGCGGCCCCACGAACGCTTGATGGAAGTGAGTTCAATGAAACGTGAAACCGCCACATATGGAATGCGGAGGACAACACTAGATTCATTGGCTTCAATCTCAACGCCCGGGAGCTGCGAAATGCTGATGTACGAGAGAACGTGTGAGCGCCATTTCTCCGAGGAGGAGCTTGCATCAGGGTAGTAACAGAGACGCAGACGCCCAGAGTGGAATGGAGTGCCATTGAGCTCCAACCGGAGGCACAAGGTAGATCGCAGGCCATAAAAACCTTTGAGCTTCTCTGTCCACATGGTCGTCGCATTGACGTAACTCCAAGACTCTTGCGAAACGAGAAGAGCACCAACCGCACTACTTGTCAGCCACGAGAAAGAGGCCACTGGAGTCGGTTTGCTCAGGTACTCAGCCACCGTACTGATCTCGTTGGGACCGTACGTGGCGTTCAACACAGGGTCGAGCTGGTGCGCCGAGACCCTCTCCGCTACTGGAGCTGTCTCTTCAACATGGATGGCCGCCGATTGAGGGGGCCGTGCTCCTTCCATGAGAAGGTTGTTCTGATCGTTGTTGGGCATCCAATGTTTAACTGCGGTATTAAACGCAGACCCTTGGCGGATTAACCAGGGTTTTGTGAGCGGTTGAGGTACGCCCTGACACACTAAAGGTCCTACCGCAAGTTTTCCGGCTTCAGATCCTGAGGCTACTTGCTGCATTTCTGCACCTCCTACAAGGTCCTCTGCTAGACGCGGGTCTCCCCGGGCCGCATTATGGAGGGGTCCTTGTGACGCTCCCTCGGCTTGTTGAGTCATACTCTCATCCGTAAGGGCGATTTCTGGCGGGCGGGCGGTCTCAGGAAATTCCTTCTGGCCGAACTCGCCCATGATGATTGGCCTACTCCTCCAGCGCTTCATGCGGTCCAACCGCGATGGAGCGAAAGAGAAAGGCCCGTCCTCAACTGCGTTCTCATACGCAACTCTCAACTTCGGGTAATACTCGTCCCAAACTTCATCGGGGTGCACGGCCAACTCGTTCAAGAAATTCTCAAACTTGTCGTGCCACACCGAAAGATCACTATCATCCTTCTTCATCCATTGAATGTTTTGAAGAATGGTCTCGATGTCCAAGTACGCAACCCATCCAATCTCGTCTGACCACCTGAAACGCCTTTTGAGAAAAGAGACGTCGAAAATGGTCCTTCGTGTTTCGTTGAACTCTGTACGTTTTTCCTCGTCGGTGTAGTCAAGTCCAAGTCCCTTGAGGGCGACACGCAGTTTTGCGTTGGTGATAAGATCGTAATCATATCCCTTGAAAACGCCCTCAGAAAGGGACAAGGTGAGATCGTCACCAAAAGTGGTGATCTTGACATGACCTTGTTTGAGGGAAAAGGTAAGAAACTTGTAGACTTCATGCTCAGTAGCCTTGTCTCCAAGGACAATCTTTGCAATTGCATAGAGCAATGCACAAGCATTGGCCAGGGAGTTCTTTGGCGTGGTCATGACGTCTCCGGATGGGTTTGAGTTCGTCCATTTGATGAGTGTTTCTCCGACTTGGAGAAAGGGCGCGGAAGCAGAAATGAAAATGTTATCACTAATGCTCTGGTCGCGCTCATTGAGATACTCATACGTGAACTCTTGGTTGATGAAACGGATGATCTCCATGACCCAAACTGAGAGAGACTTGTCGAAACCCTTGTAATCACCAGCGATCACACGAGTTCCGGGTCGGCCCGCACCATGGAATTCAATGAACTCTGTCAAATTGCTCGCGTCTGACATGTCAATACCGACCGCACTAAAATTCTTTAGGCGGTTGTTCGGTGACATGAACCAGTCGATCATGTTACCATAATACATACGGGAGACAATTGCAACAGTGAGCGAACAACTCATGATCATGCGGGTCGAAAGGGATTTCACTTTCTCAGCTGGGCGAAGCTCATCCTTGGGAAAAACAGAATAAATGAAATCGACAGGGTTCTCCTCCAAGTGGTCCAAAGTCTCCTCAACACATCTGTGAAGGTAATGGTACTCACTCGAAGTGAAAACCCAGTCCGTGCCACCAAAAACACCACGCTTCTTGTCCGTGAAATACTCGCCATCTGGAAAACCGCAACTGGTGCCACGGTTCAATGGGGCAAGATTCGGGACCACATTGGGGTCTCCCATCGCCGCTTGTTGAATTGACAAAGGCCGCACATTGTTGTAAGGCTTGGTTGACGCCTTCAAGTGTGCGATCATGGCGTTCTTGACACCATTGAAAAATTCCATGTCGGGCATGGTGGCCCCTCGCGAGTAACCCTTGATGTTTTCAACAACAGGGTCCACAAGGCGTCCGTTCAAGACTTTGGGCGAAAGAATGGCCGGGTACTTGCTGACCGGAACACCGTGAATGTTAGCAAACAATGGGGAACGGGTAAGCGAGGTCTTGTACACGGCCTTCTTCTTCTTGCAGACGCCAGCGACAATGAGGTCCGGGATGAGTTCTTCAGGAGTCTCTTCATGACGAACCTTCTCTCGGATCATGGGGTTGGAGTTGGTCTTGATGATTGACGGACGGAAATGTGAAAACACTTCATCAACCATCTCCCGCGTGAACACCGCGGCATATCCTTTCTGCATGTTCGAATGACCAGCAATGTGGATACCGCAAAGTTTCGCGGAGAGAGAGTTGTCATTGATGAAAACTGGAGCACCACACAGGCCCGAGTAAGTGGGC